GGATCTTTTGCCATTAATGCGCCTTCTGCTGCTTGGCCTATGATATTAGTTGCTTTCGCATGGTTATCTAATTCAGTGCCTTTTCCAGTGGCTGTTTTTGCAAATGCTTCTGCTAAAGTATTTTGTACTTGTGCTTTCTTTAATAAATAATCTTGTTGAGCAGATGGATTAATTTTACCAATTGCATCTAGATATACTTGTTCGCCTTTAGCCGCTGCTGCGCGAAGTTGATCTGCATCTAACTTTTGCTGCTTGGCTTGATCCAAGTTTAATTGATTGCCTTCAATGGTTTGTTGTTGTATTTGTTGTTGTCCAGGAAACAATGCAGCTTGTTGGTCCATTGATTGCTTTGTAGCAGCCATGTTTTGTCGCGTCGCTTGTATTTGTTGTCCTTGCAACAAGCCTTGCATAATGCCTCCTGACAATGAATCAAGAGAAGAAGGACGTTGTGGAGTTTGGATGATTTGTTGTTGGGGCTGGATTGGAGCCAGTATGCCGAAGTTTACTGCCATTGTATTATCCTCTAAAAGAACATGCCTAGACCAGTAGCGCCGCTTGCTTTACCACCAAGTAGAGTTCCTACGCCACCTAGTAAACTACCGAATCCGCCCATGCCACCACCACCGCCACCTCCTCCCAGAGATTGGATTCTTTGCCCTTGTAAGATGGCTGAATTTGCTAATGCTTGGCCGGACGCCAAATTGCTATTGGCAATCGTGTCACCCAAATTGTTATAGAGAGATCCAACACCGGCTCCTAGGTTTTGACTGCCTTGGGCTGTTTGAGCAGCAGCATTGGCCCCCATTCCCGCTAAATTAGCCAATCGTGATAAAGTATTACCGTATTCTTGAGAAGCTAGGCCTTCGCCATAGCGTTGTAATTCTTTCAATAATCGTCCAGAACCTAAATAACCGCCTGCTGAACTGGCTTTAGAAATTGCATTGATACCCTGTCCGAGACGGAATTGGAATCCTGGTTGGGCGGCAATCTCAGCTTGTACTTGCTCAGGAGTCATTGGACCCAAAGCAGAATATTTATCAAATAATCCTTTGTTAATATTATATTCATGGAGATTGGTATCATATTGTTTCTGTAGCGATTCGTAATTTGTAAGCTCAGAAGGAAGTTGTTGCTCAGCAAAATAATTTCGGATTTCAGTATCGTGATCACGAGCCACATGGTTATAGTCTGGGTTAGCGTAATTAGTACCGCCTTCCTTATTACCAGACTTCGCTCCTACACCACTGTACGTCCAAAGATCTGATGCCCATTTTCCCCATTGCGGGCCCAAGCCAGACCAGCGAGTATTCTCTTTAGCGTAATCTAGTACTTGTTGATTAGTAATTTTAGCCTTTAAGGAATCTAAAGTTGGTTTTGTTGGAGCTTCCGGCGCTTTATTACCGGGATTATATGGAGCAAGGCCTAAATATCGATTTAATTGATCAAGTGCTTCTACACCTGTTGATCGATATGGGGATAAATCAGTACGCGATTGAGTAAACTGATTTCGCATCTCGCCAATTGCCGTTGCAATATTATCTTTTGCTGCTTGTGCTGCCATACGAGCAGCTTGTACTTGATATTGTCCTGCTAGAGCCGCTGCTGCAGGATCTGTCATTGTCGTGTAGCTTTCGCCACCACCACCGCCACCGCTATCCATTATTTCTTTACCTCATATTCAAAATATACAAGAGGAACTACTGCATTGTTGTAAATAATTCCTCTTTCTAAACATCCATAGGGTTTAAATCCTAATTTATCTATAAACTTCAGTACGTGAGTGCAATTACCTGGTACTGTTGTAATAATCTTTCTAAAAGGAGTGTGTTTTTCTACATATAAAATTCCTGCTTTTGCTGCATCCAGCGAGGACTCTGTTCCCCAAAACTTAGGAAGAATCCGTATATGTCCTTCTAAAACTAAATTTGTAATTTTTCGTATACTAAAAAGACCAACTGGGCCTTCTTCATTTTCAACTAATAAATAATCATACGTCTGATCTAATTCGTAATTGCCTACGTTGACCATGCCGTCTTGACCATTTGTTAATTCAAATAATTCTGGAGTACATATGATTTTTAATAAAACAGGATTACTTAGATCTTGTACTTTCGAGACTGATATCATCCTACTTTCCATCCATAAAATTTTGACGAAGTGGCTAGGACATCTACTGTTTTTGTGGAGCCGGCGATAAAGAGACGTACTTTGGCGGTATCACTGGAATCCATATCAGCCAGAGTGGCAAAACTGAGCTGCGTGTTGCCGCCTCTTATTATATTTACAGGAGTTAAATAATACATTTGGTAGTTTCTATTGCTGGTGATAATAACAATTTGCAATTCGTTATGAGTGCCTAATTGATTTATATCTAATTGGCCTCCAAATACATATGTGCCAGCACTAGGCGCCGTAAATATTCCGGTTGATGTGTTATAACCGCTTCCTCTATCAAATACTTCTGTATTAAAAATAACATCGTAGGACGTGCCGTCCCCAGTAACATCTGTTAGGTTTGTTCCGACATAAGCGAGAAAAGAAGGTTGAGTACTTAAGGATAACGCAGCAAAAGTAGGAGAGGATCCTGTTGCAATATCTTGTGGAGTAGATAGAATAATAGAGCCAGAACCATTGGTTACCGTAACTTGGTTACTTGTTCCTGTTAAAGTCGCTTTGTTTAATGTATTTCCTGTTGTGTTGCCAATCAATAGCTGACCATCAGTATAGCTGGTTTGTCCTGTGCCACCTTTATCAACAGCAATGGTTGTAGCACCCCATGTTCCTGTAGCGATAGTGCCTAATGTTGTAATGGTTGCTTGGCCAACATAACTTGCAGAAATATCTACTGTTGGATCAGTGGATGTGCCTCCTATAGTAATTCTGTTTGCTGTTCCCGTTAATGTTTGTAATTTTGCGTCTGTATATGTTGTCGAAATACTCGATCCATTCCATGTTCCGGTTGCGATAGTTCCCAGTGTGGTAATGGTGGCTTGTCCTGCGTAAGAGGTACTAAGATCAACCGTAGGGTCTGTGGCTGTTCCGCCAATTGTTATACGATTGCTTGTTCCAGTGAGTGTTTTTAACTTTGCATCTGTATAAGTAGTTGCAATGCTGGAAGCTACCCAAGTCCCTGTAGCAACCGTTCCTAACGTAGTAATGCTGGTTTGGCCAGGATAAGTGGCAGCAATAGTAATAGTAGGATCACCACCAGATCCTGTTCCATTAGTTACGGTGACTTTGTCTGCTGTTCCAGTAATAGTTTTGGATGAGAGAACTCCACTGCCGGTTGCTACACTAACCATTCCAGTACTTAATAAGGATAACGCTTGTTCTCCTGATAACTCGGAATTGGCTGTTTGTGTAATATAAGTCGCATCAAAAGGAGCCAATCCTCCACTTGCTGATCCAACACGGTTATATAATCGAATCATCCAATCTACAAATTCCTTGGTAGGAATTCCTGTTTTGGGATCGACTATAGGATACTTAATTGGTGGATTTGGGATAGTGGCCATTAATTAGCTCCTATCTCACCGGTTGCTTGAAATCCCAATAAAACAAATTTTCCATTGGTAGTAGAAGTAATTCGAAACATCCAACTTCGTTCAGATCCCAATTTCTGAATATTTATTCGACCAGCACCAGAAGTAGGAATTGTATACGTTCCTACGGTGGTCCACGTGCGTCCATTATCATGAGATTTTTCTAAATCAAATGTTTTGGAACTTCCAATATTATTTTCTACATCTATGCGAAGACCATCAATAAAAATTCGTTTGCCTTCGCTATAAAGAATCGGAGAAACAAACCGTCGTTGAATAGCTGTGCCATTTTCAGTATATGTAGTAGAAGATTGCTGATAAATTACGCCACTGTTATAAGCACCTATTAATGACTTGTTATAGCAAGATGCGTGACAACTTCCTAAGAACCTACTATATGCACTTCCATTATAACTTTTTCTCTGTAGCCATCCCCCAGTCGTTGTATCATATGTCATGGTGGCTAGATCAGTAGGGAAGGTGAAATCAATAAATTCATGTCCTTCTAAACTGTAAGCATATGCAATACAATCTGATACGGAAGTGAGTTGGCTAATCTGATAATCAATTGCACGAGTGGATATTTTTTGCGGAGCGTATCCATTGTATTTTACGATTATATTTCCACCATTTGCATTTTTAGCAAGGCAATATAAGGTATTCTCTGATACAACTACGGAACGTTTTGCAGCACAGCCGTACTCTATTAACGTACTTGGAATTTGTTCGAATGGAAAATCAGCATTGCCGGAGTTAAAGAATGGTTGAGTTGTTCTAGTTCCTAATAACCAAAGCTCGGCATTTCTGGAACAAATGGCCGCTAATCTATCTGGAAACCTAATTTTAGATCCAAAATCTAATGCATCATAAGATAATCCATCTGCTAAATTTGAAATAGCAAACGCGATAGAGGATGCTTTTTTAATAATAATATAATCGTCTTGGTTAGTAATATCATCAGCTGTTTGAGGGAAGTCGACATCTACAATTGGAAACGTAGCAGTTGCTGTTGTAACGTTGTAATGATATCCATTTGTACCGTCAATAATGACTAATTGATTACTGGTTCCTCCTCCGGAAATAGCAGCAATCTTGGCAAAGCCGGAACTGGTGTTAAGAGTTCCTAATTCCGTTTTCGTGCCTGCA